GTGTTTGTTTTAGGCGGTGAACCAAAATCAAAAAATGTGTTTGAAATTTCACTAACGCGGTTCATTGAAGTATCGCCCGCATAAATAAATTGCCAGTTGTTTTGATTTGTCTTAACGCCCGACAATCTATTTTCTAAAATGCGGCGCATTGATGAACAAGAAATAGAACAAGTTGCTACACGCGTTCTAGCATCGGTATTGAAATCTTCGGTAATAGAAACGCTATTGATGATGCCTTGGTAGCGTTTAAAAAATTGTGTAGTAGGCGTAGTAATGATTTGGTTGTTTGAATCAAAGAACCCGCGCCATACTTCTACCAATGAACCTTTAATGTCGCTACTAAGAATTAACGATACATTGGTTGGATTGATGCCCGTCAATTGAATGGTCATGTCATCCGATGTTGCTTTAATGTCGCGCTGAACATCGCCAACGCTAAGTAGCGCACCAAGGTTAGCAAAGGTAATGCCGCCAACCGTGATAGGTGCGGCGGCGTTGCAGAATGTGTAAACCGTTGCCGCGTTGCCTACGGTAAGTTTTACAAATTCCGCATGGTTGATTTGTGAGCCAGTTACGGCGTTAATTGTTGTCATGTTATGTACTCACGGAAAACAAACGGGGCATCCCATTGCACAAACGCGCCATCCGTCATTGGGTTAAGTGTATAGGTTGGGCATGATTCTGCAACCACCGTAAATGTGCAAGCATTACCAATATTAACCGTTGTGCCTGATGCGGGCGTACCAATTAGCGGGCGGTTAATTCCTACAGATGAACCCGCGCTATCGGCGGTTATCTTGTTGGTGTAACCGGTAATCATAATGAAATCACCCGCTTTAAATGTGCCGTTAGAAGTTAAAGCAAGTGTTTGCGTATTAGCCGCGGGCGCACCATTTAGCGTAGCCGCCGTAGCCGTGCCGCGCATTTCAGTAAACCAAGAAAGATTTGTACTATTGAAAGTAATGGTTTCGGGTAGTTGTCTATCTTTGTTATCAATAGATTGGATTACATCCCGAACTTGCGGATAGTAAAGGTAGGCATGGGGTTGAATAGTAAACACCCAAGGCACGGCGGTTAGGTATTGCGCCACGGTGATATAACCCGAACGGGCTACTTGTTGTCCAACCATACGGCGGTTGTTTACCGTCATGGATTGTTGTATATCAAAGATGGTTTGGAAACTCATGCCCGACCCCTATTCACCGCCAACGATTTATTGGCATACTGATTTGCCGCCCAAATCGCGTTAGAACTACCGTATAGGCGTTCTTCAAACGATTTGGTATCAATGGCGTTAATGTAGTTGTTTGTAACCATCGTAGTGCCGCCCGCGCCCGCTAAAGCATGGTTCGGAATTACTGTACCTGATGAACGCGGTACAAACAGTTCAGGCCCGCGTTCACCCACAACATAAGGCGTATTGGCATTAGCCGAACCGCCATCGGCTAAGAACCCGCCAAGGTCAGCATTGCCAAACGCGTTGCCAGTACCAAAACCGCCGCTTGCATACATACCAAATAATGATTTAAACAAACCCGTTGCTGATGCCCGCAATTGAATGGCAATTAAATCTTGAATGATGCTACGCGCCAAACTCTTAAACGATAACTTGCCCGTGCGAACAAAATTATCTAATGCGCTTTCCATGTTGCCCATTACGGATTGAAAAGCCTTTGCACCGTTTTCTAAATCGGTAGGCATATCGCGGAAAAACTTTGCGCCTTCTTTTAAGAAACCTTGTTCGCCAGTTCCTTCGCGTTGCGCTTTAACCGCTTGGTTTTGTGCGCGTAGGTAGCGTTCTGTTGCATCGGCTAATGCGTTTTCTTGTGAGATTAAATATTTTTTTGTGTCTGCGCTTAAAAGATTGTTATATTCAATTTCTTTAATGTTTTCTAATCTTTTCTGTTCTGCCAAATACAAATCTTTTGTTAGTTGTGCATCTTCAGAACGCATATCCCTTGTTGTTTTTTCAATATCTAAAATACCATTTTTTATTTTTAATGCTTGTTCATCATTTTCAATTCGCTTAATTGAATCTGTAAACGCGTTATTTTCTTTGCCTTCTACATCTAATAATATTTTGTCTAGGCGTTGCAGTTCATTAAAATATTTTTCTAACGCCCGCAATCTTTCGCGTTCTGCTTTTTCTGCTAATCTTTGCGCTTCTTTGGCGGCGGCTTCTGCTTTTCTTTGCCTTTCTTTTTCAGCGGCATCAGTTACAGAACGCCCGCCTGTTGAAGTGCTAGGTTTTGAAATACCTTTTGCCGCTAACGCATCAATTGAATTTCCGTATTGGGGAACGCCCATTACATCGGCTTGGTATAAATCTAATTGAATTCTTTGTGCTAAAACAGAATTGTTGTATTTCTTGTTGGCTTCAATTGCGGCATCAACGCCTTTGGTTACTAAAGTAACCGCGTTGTTGTATGTGTGTCCAATTTCATCAAATATGGCTTTAAAGAAATAACCAACTTCAGAACCTAAAACCGCAACCGTTTGAAATACAGTTTTAAAAATTCCGCTAAGTGATACGCCGCTATCACCTAATGTTTTCATGTAATCAACGGTAGCCTTTAGGATTGGCCCTAGTTCCGTAGCCAAAACTAACATTACATCGCGAGATGTTTGCGCCAACAAATCGTAGGTATCTGCCGCGGCTTTAATTGCTTTTTCTTGTTCCTGAATTAGCGGGTTGGTTTCTGCAATTTTTTCGGCAAAGCCAACCATGTCAACGCCTTTGGCGGCTTTGGAAAAAATCTCCATTGCCTTGGCATTGCGCGTAATCGGATCTTCAACTTTGGCTAGGTTGGCAACCAGTTTGTTTAGCAATTCTTCTTGGGAAAGTTTGCCCAAGTCTTGCAAAGTAACGCCCAATGCTTTGGCGGTTTTTTGCGCTTGTTCTGAACCGCCCGCGGCATCGTCAATAAACTTGGCAAACGCCGATAGCATCTTGCCCGCGTTGTCGGCTTTGCCCCCTGAATTGGCAAGGGCGTTGGATAACTGTAGAACCGTGCCTATGGCTACTTCGTTGGCTTCGGCTACATCGGCTAGTTCATCGGCGTATTTAAGTGCGGCGGCACTAGCGGCAACCAAGGCAACCGCGCCTATCTTGCCAAACTTTTCGGCGGCTTCGCTAAACTTTTCTAACTTTTTTCCCGCGGCTTCAATGCCTTTATTGAATTCCGCGGTATCTATACCAAGGGCTACGCCAAGGCGGGCAATCATATTAGCCATCTTTTACCCCAAACAATGTTTTATCAAATCCGTTTGCCTGTAGCATAAACGCCATAAGGCTATCATTTACTGCCGCCTTTTGTTGTTCTGCGCTTAAAGGCGGGTAGATGTAATCATACGCACTACCTAAAATGTTGGCTAGTTTATAAGGCGGTGAATTTGCGGGGCGCATATAGTTAAACACCCCGTTGGTTAGGGATGCTATTTGCGTAAGAATTCCGTAATTCCCAATCATTCCATCGGCATACATTGTTTGAATGTTTGCCAAGGTTACATCGTCTAATTCTTCAATTGTTTCTAGGGTATGCCCGTTGAAAATCATTGCGGCTAGGCATTGGCTTTTCAACGAGCCTATTAGTTTCCCCGCGCTTCCCTATAGGTCGGGCTAATCACTTCGCCAATCTTTTCCACAATCATCATTTGTACAGAAATTGGGAATTCTTCTTCAATGTCGGCATAAGTCAAATCTTCCAAACTTACGCCTTCCATTTCAGGAATTAGCAGTTTAAAAAATTCAGTAATACGCGCTTCGGTGATGGCTTTGTTCTTGGCGGCTTCGCGCATAGAACGCCCTTCAACCAAAATATCATCATCCGTAAATTGGAAATCTTCAGTTTGATTATTCTCAAACTGTCGCAATGGTGCGGTAATTTCTTGATAAACCTTTTCTACAATTTGTTCATCAGGGTCGGAAACCCTTTTGTAGATGGCATCAGATTCGGCAACCAAAGGGATGCGAACTTTGAATGTGTGACCGTTCAACACAAACGAACGGGTCAAAAGGTCTTTTCTTTTTGCTTGGTACTTTTCACCAAATGCAGAACCTAGTTTTGTCATTTATTTTTTATCCTATATTTACTGATACGCCTTGCCAAAATTTCCCCTAGCCGCTTGGCGGTTTGGTCGGCTTGGGATTCCAAAGCAGGGCGTAAAAATGGTTGTGCGCCATTCCTAGCCGTGCCAAATTCTTGCGCCATTGCACGGGCATCCGATAGAACCCCGCTTAGTCGCTTTGCTTCTTTTAACTTTTTGTTGTACGCGGCTTTGTCAGTTTCGTAAAGCCCCGCGTTCGATTCGTAAAACTGTTGCTTATCTTTTTTACGAAACGCTTTGGTTGTAATCAGCGCAATAACCGTATCGTTTTCGGTAATGTACTTAGAACGAATGTCGCGCTTGGTTGGGCGGCGGGCTTCAATCTGCATTGTTCTAGCCAAGTCGCCTGTATCTTTTGGCGCGTTCATCTTAGCCATTGTTAGCACGGGTTTCATTGCTTCCCGTGCCGCGGGTACTAAGATTTTGCTTTGCGCTTTCTTGTCGCCAATTTCTGCGGCTAGTTCCCCAAATGCGGCTAGTACATCTTTCAAGCCTTCTACTTTGTAGGTAACGCCCGACATAATTAACCCATTGACTTAATAATCTTTTGGTACAACGCATTGTTTAGCGTATGCACATAATTAACGATTTCATCGGGCGTGAACTTATCCGCATGGTTAGCGGCAATCTCATGCGCCAATGAAATCGCTGTTAGTTTCTGCGCAGTAAACCCAAACCAATCTTTGCGTGAATCGGATTGGGTTACTAGAAAACTAAGTAGGTCGTTAGTGTCTTTTATTGTCGTTTGCATATTATTAGGTATTGTTAGACCAACCGTATTGGTTGCCACGGGGGTGGATTGTAAAGTTGCATTTTGCTTCAGCGCTTGGGCTTGAATCAATTGTGAATTGAGAAACGCGACCATTGAAAGCATAGGCAACGGTGTTTGCACCCGCTGTAGCAGTAACCACAAAAGTGCGGTCAATCACGCCCGATTCTGCATCGCCACGAATCAACAACAAAGCGGCATCGCTAGGATTCCAAGCGGCAGTAATGCTAAGTGATGTTGGTGCGGATTGTGATGGGATTTTGTCCGATTGGCGTGAACCCGCAACACCGAAAGATGCAACGGCATCATCTTGACCAAATGCAGGTACGGCTTCAACATTCAGCGCAATACCATCAGTACCCGTGCCATTAGCAGTAGTACCAACGATGTCGCCAATTGTGCCTGTCCATACATCCAAATCACCCGCGGCAACGGCTGTAGGCGTAGCGCCTGATTGCATCCAAAGGGCGGCTGTAAAGCCCGCCATAATTTTATTAGGTAAAGCCATTTTGTTTATTCCTTAAAAAGAATGGTTAAAAGAACTATCTTGTCAGGTTGATATATCTAGTGTGCAATCAAGAAAAATTTGGGCTAACTTTTCATCATTGTCGTAACTGTTATAAAGCCAAAATACATCGGCTTTAGCAACTTCAAAACCGTTAGTTACACCACCAAATAAACCACTATATCCGTGCAAGGATTGTAGTATTTGATTGGAAATAGTGAAACCATCTTCTATCTGTTGCGTAAAAATACTTATCTGAAAAACGGGGCGGTCAATGCCTTTGTTGGCTTGATTTTGACCCGTGTAAACATCTTGGTGAACATTGCGTAGCATCCAAGTAATGAACTTAGATTCGGTGGCAAAGTTACGGTTAAACGCGGCGTAAACGGGAACGGGCGTAACAATGCTTTGCAATTGGTACTGAATCGCTTTGCCGTACTGAACGGGATTTTGTTGTGTTGCCATTTACACCGCCGTAACTGGGTCATTTCTATACGCCAAGATAACCACGGTCATCCTATCATCGGATTCGCGAATGTTATCAATGCGCCAATCGTAACCGTTATAACTGATTGAATAAAGGTTTTGATTGCGAACCATTGTTCTTGTGTTGGGCGTGTAGTTCAAAATGAAACTAACAACATCTTGGTAAAGGCGGTACTTTTCCGAAATCTTTAAACTGTTTGCAACGGAATGAACACGCGCACGGGTGCGAAACCAAGTTGTTTGCGCTGTACTTTGTTCGCCAAAATCGCTTTTAGCAAACGCCAAGTTATTAACCGTAATTTGCTCAAACCGTGCAATTGCCATTTACATCACCAAAGGTTTGTAGGGGCGCAACAATGTTGCAACGCCGAACGGAATTTCTTTTAACTGATTGTCCGTAGTGTTGCTTCGATTGTTATACAAATGGGTAAACAAAAGCAAGCCCGCTTGCTTAATCACGGGGTATGTTTGCAACGGATTAGGTGCGGTGGTGTACTCGCAAATAATCGGTGCGGTCATTTCGCTATTGATGTTGGTAGGCAACGATTGAACGATTACCTTGTTACCGCTTGCATCGTAGTAATACTGATTGGTTGCAACAACAACTAATTCAGGCGGCGTATTGTTATTCCAGTACGCTACGCGGTTAATCGTCACGCCCGCCATGTCGGGGTATTGGTTTTGCGATACTTCGGGCAAATCCAAACATACGGGCGATGATGCTAAGTTTTCAGCGCCATACCAAACACGGTAAGTAACTGAAAAAATAGAAAGCCCTAAGTAATCTTCAATGGCTTGGCGAACCGCTAGTTCCAATGCTTGCAAATAACCATCTTGGCTTTCATCTTCAAATAAGTTAATTTGATTGGTGATTTCATCCAAGGTTAACCAAGGCGTAACTACATCACGCCCGATTTGTTCCGCTTTCACATAACTAAATGGATTGCGGGTAGCCGCCCCGTAGGGCGCACCAAGTAATTGGCTATCTACTGACATTCAAGCCCCCTTTAGGCGGCAGACATACGAACACCTGCGAACGGGTCGCGCACGGTGCTTACCATGCGTTTTTCCGCGTACATGGTCACAAAGCCCGCTTGTGTTTGTTCAAACATTTGCACCGACATTTGTTCGGTATCGCCGATTGTCAAAAAGCGATTCCAGTTTGCCAAGTAAATCGGGAAATCTGTAGAAAGGTATGGGTTAGGAATAACGGGCCAACCAAAAATGTGACCGATTGCGCAACCGTCTTTTTCGCCCAATTCCAAGAACAAAGGCAAGCCCGCTGTATCTTTCAATTGGCGCAAAGTTTGAATCATTGCGGGGCTAATGTGCCAAGCGGTAGATTCTAGTGACCAATATTGTGGTGGCAACGCGTTAGCCATGTTTACAACCTTGTTGTAAGTCACCGCAACGCCGCCGTTACTAACCGGAGCGATAGTATGAATACCATTTG